CTATGTCCAGTGTCGCTGAATCATCCGCCACTACTCCAAACGACTGATCCCTCAGTCCAATGAAATTTCCATCCATTTCAGCGAATGTTAACTTACTCCCCTTCGCTATGTTGTCTGATGTGTTGGCTGTTGTGCCTGACCTAGTGGCCAGTTTTGCTTTTGATGGCATAATGACATTATCTCCTTTTTATCACCGTCGTTGTCCTCGAGGTGATAAAGATATTTATTTCGGCTGTTGGGAGATAATGTTTTACTTTTTATTTTTCTTCTTGAGGTACCAACCCCAAACGTCCTTGAAGTTGCTGTATTTGTCATTTATGAGGTCAGGGTTCTGTTTTAGGTCCTGTTGTTCCTGTTCACCGGACCTCCTGATGTCATTCAGTCTCTTGACCAATTGCCTGCTCAGCATCGGGTCCTCGTCACCCATGTTCTTGGGTGTGAAGTAGTCTGGCAAGGTAAGTCCTGTTCCTGTCACGGACTGCACGGCCTTGTCCAGTTTGGACAACGCCCTCATCAGTTTCTCCAGT